TGTTTGATACAAGGAAAAGCATCCTTATATCTATTTCGATAGTTCTTGATCATGTCGTATCTTATTCTTGATCTTGCATCTTCATCGTCAATATCATTGTTCAATTGAGCAATTGCAATATCAATCAGTTTTTTACGTCTGTCTGGTGGTAGATAAAATGGATTCAACCCCATGATAGTATCTTGCTTTGCATCCAATAGAATGATCATTGGAAACAAATGATAATATGGTAATTTCTTAGATCCCTTTCCTGCTGGGTTTCGGTACGAAAAAAGAAAACACTTTGCAAAATCAGTGGTTTTTGAACCGATTGCTCTAGAACTAAGAACTTCCACATCATCCTCTAGTAGATCGGGTGATGCGTAGTCTAGAAAGGCAGCAAGTTTTGGTGATATTCGTTTGAGTTTTTTAGATAACATCAGAATATGTCCTTTTCGGTGAGTATCTTGAACTTCCACCCACGGACATGACAAAACTTCTTCGCTGCATTCCACTTTGCAGTATTGATTGCATATGACTTAACTTCGGTTAGGTACGTTCTTGTTAATTTACCGCTCTTTGGTTTCGAAGGTTCAGTGGTTTGCTTCTCTGGTTTTACCTCTATCAAAAGAGTGTCTATTTTCCCCATTTTGTTTTTGACCTCGACCAAAAAATCTGGGTAATACTTGTGTTTTTTGTTATCTACCGGAGAAACGTATGGTATGCAGACTTCCTCTGATGACCAACTAACGACATTTGAGTTTGTGTCGAATGTCTTCATACATTTTCTCTCCCACAAACTCCTATAGATAATATTGGTAGGATTACCATTATACTTGCTTGGATTCTGTGGTTTATATTTTCCTTTATACGACATACATAGTATGTATTAGGAGAAAAACAATGGCAGAAGAGTTCTCAGAAGAAAACGAAACACTACTATCGCAAATCGACAATGCTCTCAAGGATAGCATTCGCAAAAGCGGTGCTTTTAATTCTTTGAGTAGCACTGGGACTCCTTTATTCTATCCATATGATCTCTTGAGATCAGATACAGATAGTAACGAAAAAGAAATCGTAAACTGGTTAGAGTTCAGAGTTTTCACCAAAGAAAGTTCTGGTCTTGAAGGAATTTATAGAAAAATCGCCGATTCGACCAGAGAGTCGGGAGCGTCGGACGACTTCTCGGAAGAAGAAGTAATCTCTGTTGCTTTGAACGAATTAAAAGGCGATACGAAACAAAGACTTCGTGAAGATGGTCCATACACAGATGAATATAAAGAGAAACTAGCAAAGGAACTAGTGGAAAAGGATACAAGAATCGGAAGAGCGACTGAAAAATCGAGAGACTCCATATATCTCTACGTTCCGGGTGAACTTCAATTCTCTGATGGGTTCGAATACGAACAAACTTCTTTCTCTGCAATCAAAAACATAGGAACAGCAACAGCAACAAAAGGTGTTATTGCAATTGGTGGTTTGAGAAAACTTGCAGGGTTTGCAGACAAAGCATCATCACTTCTTGGTGAGTCAGAAATCAACGCAGGTGGAGCAATTGCCCAATCTCTTGGTGTTGTTCTGAATCCAAGAAAAGAACAAACATTCAAAGGTGTGGAGAGCAGATCCTTTTCTTTTAAATTCACGTTTGCTCCTCGTAACGAGAAAGAAGCAATCACCGCAGCGAATATCGTCAAAACTTTTCGTTTCCATGCCTATCCAGAGTTATCTTCTAATAGTGCTTTTCTTCATCTACCATCCGAGTTTGAACTGAAGTTCAGAACTTATGATCCTCTCGATGGGATGATCACGACGAATCCCGTTCTTCCGAAAATAGGTAGATGTTATCTACAAAAAGTATCGACAGATTACACTCCGAACGGAGTGATGAACTCCTTTAAGAACGGAATACCTCCTAAGTTTAATTTAGAAGTCACATTTGTAGAGACAGAAATTATCACAAGACAACATGTCTATCTGGGGTACTGATGTATTTTAAGAACTTTCCATCCATACTATATCCTCTCGAATCTGGTCAACTTGACCAGATTAAGGATATTATTACAAGAGTTGGTTTCTCTGAAGATTCGAAGATCAATGCAAATACTTTTGTCAAATATTATGTTGAAGAAGGTCAGACACCAGAGAAAATAGCAGAAGAAGTTTATGGGGATCAACAATATCACTGGATAGTTCTTCTTTTCAATGATCTAGAAGATCCTATCTATGATTTCCCAATGAGATCAAAATCACTTGATGACTTCATAGATAAAAAATATCCCTCCAAAACTTTATTTCTCTGTCCAGTTGGTCTGACACAAGAATTCTATTCACACTATGACTCAAGCACTTCACCCAACTTCGAAGAAGGTGATACAATCACCACCTTTATTTCTAGAAACAACTACAAAGATGTTGGTGATGATGCCGTAATCGGTGTCGTTAAGAAATTTATTCCTGAACTTTCCTGCATTCAACTACATTCTCTTGCTGGTGACATAAATGTTGGAGACATCATCGCTCGCGGATATAAAGGCGAAATACGGGCACAAGTCAGACGAATAAATGATAGTAGATATGCGGTTCATCATTTCGAAGAAGACTCAAATTATCTAAACCCTCTCGCCACCCCACCTGATTCAAATGAAAAACAAGTTCCACTTGGCATGACTGGTGATGGATATAGTGTTCCTGTAGGAACAACACAAACAATTCTTGAAAACTACATCAATGATAATTTCAATGACTATGTGATCACAAACGAAGAACATGAATTTAGAGTAAACGAAAGTCGAAAAACACTAAACCTATTGAATCCGATTCTTGCAGAGAATGTCATTCGAGACTTGAGAAAGATTCTGAATAGATGACAAGACCCATCACAAAAAGAAACAAAGCGACTGATCGTTATGAAAAACTTAACGATTACGAACTCGTATCGTGTTATATGGAATATGACAATGGCGGTCGAGTCGATCTTCGTCCATTGTTTCACTCAATATCATTCGTTGAAGACATGAATGTTAGTGCGATGTCTGGTCAGATTCTTCTCAAAGATTCAGTCGATCTCTTGAATAGTTTTCCCATCAGTGGACATGAGAAAATTTACATCGAATATCGAACACCCGGCATAGATGCTGATTACGAAAGTAAAACATTTAGAGTGGTGGAAGTCTCTGATCGTGTTCGTTCAAAAGATGATAAGAATGAAGTTTATAAAATAAAGTTTGTATCTGAAACCGCTTACATAAATCCATCAATAAAAATATCCAGAAGTGTTAAAGGTAAAATCAGTGATATTGCTTCGGGTTTATACAAAGAGTTTCTCGGTGGCAACCTGATAGTTCAACCGACTTCGGGTGAATACAAATTCATTTTACCCTATTGGACTCCTTTCAAAACACTTGAGTGGTTGGCGATGAGAGCGATTCCAAAGAAGTCACAAAGTGAAACAAACTATTTCTTTTTCGAGAACATGGACGGACATAACTTTGTTTCTTTGAGCAGTCTATCCGATCAAGAACCTTTACTTCAATACTATCTCTTTCCAATGAATATTTCTGTTGAAACAAAAAATAAACTCACCGATATTGAGAGGAAGTTTCTAAATGTTCAGGAATATTCTTTCATCAAGACAAATCAGAAGATGAAAGAATTTATGGATGGTGCTTTTTCATCCGTTCTTCTCCAGCATGATATCACAACGAAATCATGGTCAGAAAAAGTCTACAACTACAATAAGGAGGAGGGAAAGATTCGAGGAGTCGGTGAAGAAAAGGTCACAAGAAACAATAGTCTATACACCAGAAGTCCAAACGTGAAAAGACTCTTTACCACAAAACAAACACAAGTTGGTGGTAAGGATTACCAGAACATACAAAACCATGAAGACTGGTTGCAGAATAGTATGGCAAGTAAAGTTCTCTTTGATACCATCAAAACACGAATTCGGGTTCCGGGAAACTCAAGACTTCGAGCGGGAAATATCATTGAACTATTCATACCAAAGAGTGGTCCTGTGGAGCAAACACCCGACGAATGGTATGATGAAATGCTCAGTGGTAAATATCTTATTTCATCTGTCCGACATATTTTTGTTGGTGAGGAATACACATCAGTTCTGATGTTAGTGAAGAACAAATATGAAAAACCACTTCCAGACCAAGCAAACTTCTTGGGTTCTGATAGTAAAACAGATAATAACTTGTTGAGGGTGAAATGATAGAAGAATTATTTGCAGGTAAAAATGGTTTCATTTGGTTTCAAGGTGTTGTTGAAAATCGTCAAGACCCTTTGCTTCTTGGTCGCGTACAAGTAAGGTGTCTTGGGTTTCATACTGAAAACAAAAATGAATTACCCACCGAAGATTTGCCTTGGGCGTTTCCTATTCAACCAATCACATCTGCTGCGATGAGTGGCGTGGGTCAAACACCACTCGGTCCAGTCGAGGGAACTTGGGTGTTTGGATTCTTTCGTGACGGCGAAACTGCACAGGAACCGATGGTCATTGGAACACTTGGTGGTATACCACAAGAAAAAGGCAAAGGAGGATTTTACGATCCTTCTGGTAAGTATCCTCTTGAAGACTATATCGGCGAACCAGATACAAACAAGATGGCAAGAGGTGTCGAAGAAAAAACGATTGTAGAAAAGAAAAAGTCAGAACTTGACGAAATGACAAAGGCAGGTGGGATCGGTGGTGGTGACACTATCAAAGAACCCGAAACTGCATACAAAGCACAATACCCATATAATCATGTTTCACAATCTGAGTCTGGTCACGTTCAAGAAGTTGACGACACGCCGGGAGCAGAAAGACTTCATCGTTATCACAAATCTGGATCATTTGAAGAAATTCATCCAGATGGAAAACGTGTTCTGAAGATCGTAGGTGATAACTACACTGCCATATTCAAAGACAACAACCTACATGTGAAAGGTGAAATGAATGTCACAATCGAAAGTGATGCTTCTATATTTGTAAAAGGTGATTGTGCATTAGAGGTGGAAGGCGACATGGAACAAGTTG